GATGACAGCCGAGCCGAAGAACTCAAGCGTTGCGGAGTTCGTCTCGATCATCGTGAACTCGACCGTGTTCTCGATCTTCGTCACAGTCTTGCGAACCTCGGCTGAGTTCTGCCAAGCGGTGATCGAGGTGGTGTCCACCTTGGACGGGGTGAGGGAGATGCCATCCTCGGACAGGTAGCCGAGCGCCTTCCACGCCGGGTCGAGCGCGGTGTTGGCGTCGGTGGGGGCGACGGCGCCGACCGGGGCGACGTAGATGTTGCCGGTGACCGCGACGCGCACATTGTCGGCGGTCAGGGTCAGGGACGCGGTGCGGGCCTCCACCGTCAGCGGTGCGGGGTCAGGGCTGTTAGCAGGCATGGTTCTGTGCTCCTTATGCACTAGGGCGGACTGTTACTAGCCGCCCATCGGCGGCGCTGCGCGCGGTTACCCGAGCCTCACGGCGCGGGGGTTGGGGGGGATCGGAACCGGAAGGCCCAATCCATGACGAACCTCGGCTGCGCCGGATCGTCACCTTCCGGCAGCCACAGCGGGCCGGAGAGTTCGACCGCCTCCACGCACCCGGTGAGGTGCAGGGGGGCGACAGGTAGGTGGGAGCGGATGGCGGCAGTCACATCGAGGGCCTCGTCGGCGTCCGCGCCGTAGCAGTCGAACTGCACGTCGATGCGGTCGAACGGAGGCTCCAAGCGCCCGCCGGCGCGGGTCAGCCGAACGAACGGGCCGGACTCCCAACCCTCCGACGACTGGCCCAGCGGGTAGTTCGCCACTGTGCGGAGCCACAGCGCGAGATCGGCCACGGCGTCGCGCATCGGGAACACCGACGGCTGCCACGTCACGGCGCGACCCCACGGGCGAGGACGGCGGAGCGGAAGGCGTGGGCGCCGGGGCGGCGCTCGTTGCCGAACTCGATGAACAGGGCATCGGAGTAGGTCGAGTAGATGAAGCCGATGGTGCGGTCGTGCTTCAGGTCGTCCTCGCGCAGCTCGCCCACAATCGACGAGGCGAACGCCGCGTGCCTGCCGGTCACCCGGCCAGCGGCGAACTTCCTGATCTCCACCTCGGTCAGCGACATCTGGTACTGGATCATCATGATGGTGCGGGGATCGGAGAACGCCTCATCCATCCACTCATCGGCATAGCGGTCGATCTGGCCCGAGACGTGCTTCCAGTTGGAGCGATGAATCTTCACAGCACCCACGTCAGCCCTCGATCCAAGCCACATCGGCGACCATGTGGTGCGGCCCGTGCGGGGTGGACACCATCCTCGGGGGGCCGATCACCTGCCAGGTACGGTTGTCCACCACGATCCTCGTCATCGAGTTTATGGGCGCGCCCACCAGGAAGTAGGCCAGTCCCTTCTGCTCGCGCCGCGACCGCTCGGACTCCGAGCCGGACGATGAGCGCGGTTGCAGGGCGCAGCGCACCACTCCGACATCGACCGGGGATGACCAGTCGGCCACCACGTCGCCGGCGCGGTTGCGCCGGACAGCCGGCGCCCTCACCAGCGCCACCTGCCCGAGCAGCGAGCCGATCACAGCCCCGCGTACCCGTCGGACAGGATCGCCGCAGCCGTGTCGGCGGCGTCGATGCGGAGACTGTCGTCCTCGGCCCGCCTGCTGCGGATCGAATACACGGTGCCCGAGCCACAGCCCGCGTGGGCGGCGATCAGGGACAACTCGGGCGGCAGGTACCACGCACCGGCGTCGCCGCCGAGCTGGTACGAGTAGTCACCGATAGTCTCCGAACGGTAGCCGTGCGGGTTGTGGTACTCGCGGATGATCGACTCGATCACCACGCGCCACACATCGTCGGGCAGGTGATACCACTCAACCCATTTGTCCCGCTTGCACGGGGCGACCGCGCGCAGGTGGGACAGGGCTAGGGCCAGCGTGGCTTCGAGCCACGCCGGGTCGTGATCCACGCCCGTGCGGGCCTTCACCGCGTCGAGGACGCGGTTCGGCGGGGTGACACGGGAGTATTCGCTGGAGAACTCGATGCTGTAGGGGGTGGCCGTCGGGGCGCCTTCCTCGGGTTCAGCCATCGCGGCCTCCTTGGGTTGGGCCGGGCGGCAGCCCCGAGGGGACTGCCACCCGGCCTCGTTCGGGCTTACTTGGTGGAGTCGGCCAGCGTGGAGGGGGCCAGCGTGATCTTCACGAAGGCGCTGTCGCCGCGCAGCCCGGCGCACTCAAGGTAGTGATCCAGCGACCAGATATCCTTCTTGTACTTCTGGTCGTACGAGAACACCGAGCGGAAGCCCACACCGTCGTAGGACTCGGTGGCCGCGACTGCCGCGCCCTTCGGGCGCTCCGGCACCAGCGAGATCACCGACAGGGCATCGCGGTGGCAGACGTACGCCTCGTTGGCGCCGATCACGACCGACTCGAACACCGGCATCCCCAGCACCCGCCCGATCTGGGCCTGACGGAAGGCGTTGGAGTCGCCAGCGTAGTCGGTGCGGAGGAACTGGTCGCTCCGCAGCGCCTCGGCGGCGACACCGCTGCCGGTGATGACGAAGCGGTTGTCCAGCGGCACCTCGCTGTCGGACAGAATCTTCCTCGCGTCGATGAAGGCATCCACCGGGCCGTTGGCGTCAGTGGCGACGCGCTTCATCGTGACGGTGTTGGTCGAGTTTGCGGCCAGCCGGGCGGCGATCACGTTCTCGGCGTTGCGGACGAGAGCCTTCGCGGCAGGCTCGACCACTTGGAAGCGCCAGTCGGTGATGTCGAAGTCCCACTGCTCCTGAAGAATCTCGACCGACACGTCATAGATGTCGTTCACCTCAACCTCAAGCACACCCTCGGTCACGGCCTGCACCGAGATGCCGTTGGTGCGGTTGAACTTGTTTGCGGTCAGCGACGCCTGCTTGCGGATCGACACCTTCTGTCCGCTGCCGCCGCCGAACTCCTGCTGCACGGTACGGTCGAACAGCGACGGCAGGACAGCGTTGTCCCGCCACACGCCGAGCGCGAGGCGGGCCAGCTTGGACGGGCTGGTCAGGCTACCTGGGGTGATGAACTTGTTGGGCATCTTTCTCTCCTTCCCCTGATCGGGGGATCAACGCCTCCCTGACCAGGGGTTGTCAGGGTGACTAACTACCGTCCTGCGGACGCCTTCATGAGCGCGGCCACGTCCATCCCGTCGAACTCGTCGGGCTTGGGGGTGACTCCCGCTCCGGTCGCCCCCTGCGGCGCTGCGGCCTTGGGGGCGTAGTCGTTGGCGAGGGCGGCGACTAGCGCCTGCGCGTCCTCGCGCATGGATTCCTCGTCATCTCCCTGGATGCGGCCAGCAAGCGCGGCGGGCACATTCAGCTCGGAGACGATCTTGTTGCGGAGCAGTTCGCGGTCGCGCTCGGCGAGCTGCCGCTGCAACTCGGCCACTTGCGAGGCGACTTGCTCCACCTCGGACTTGCTGCCTGCGGCAAGCTCGTCGAGCTTCGCCTGCGCGGCTTTGGCGGCGGCTTCGTTCTTGCGCGATAGCCGCTTCCATTTGTCCAGCTCGGCTGCGAGGTCACCACCCGTTGCGGGGGCCTCCTGCGGCGCCTGCTGCTCCTGCCCGTCCTGCTGTTCCTCGTCCACTGTGCTCCCATTGCGGGTTGAGGGGCACCCCTTGCGGGTGTTCCCGGTTAGAACTTGGGCCAGGGCGGCTCATCGCCGTCGTAGACGGTGATGCGGCCCTGGAAGTCATCCAGCGAGTAGCGGTACTTGCCGATGTAGAACTGGCGAGGCTCCCCCTTCCGGGGGCCTCGCTCGTAGGTGGTGAGCAGCCGGTCGTAGTCGGCCCGGCTGATCGCCATGCCGTCGCGCACGGTGCAGGAGGCGACCGCGTAGCAGCGGCAGTTCGGGTGGTAGCGGATGCTTCCGCCGTCCCTGTAGAGCGCGACCCGCGCAGACTCGTAGACAGCCCCGCGCGAAGCGAGGGTGAGGCAGAAGGCGCACGCCCCCGGCGAGGGGACGCGGCGGTAGCGGATCGACGGCAGGCGCCGCCAGTCCGGCTCCCAGGTGCGGGCCGGGTACGGATCGTCGGACAGCTCGGGCGTCGGGTCACCCTCGTCGAGGACGGCCTCGGCGTCTGCGAAGTCCAGCGGCGTCGGCGTGTAGTCGAACTGCGGCGACCTCGGGCGGATCGGCGACGGGTACTGCCTGCGGAGCACCGGGGCGGGCTTCGCCGCCGGCGGTGCCTCGACCGGCCTGACCGGGGTGGCGATCTCTTCGAGCCAGGGCCGCAGCGCCGGCGAGTCCAGCGCAGCCGCCGGCGACTGCTTGGCCGTCTCGATGGCGGCTGCGCGCCGCACCGTCGTCTCACGGATGTCGCGGTGCGTTGCCGTGCCGATCACCGCCGAGGTGCGGCCCAGCGAGGTGCGGACAGCGGCCTCGGGCGCCACGCCCGAGCCGATGAGCGCCTTCACCCCGTACGGGGCGCGGCGCTGGTACTCGGCAAACGACATCCCCGACGGGAGCAGGCCCACCGTCGCCGAGCGCGACGCCCGCCAGTCGAACACAAGGTTCGCGCCCGAGAGCAGCAACTTCAGCCGCCAGTAGTCGTCGAGCACCGTCAGCGTGCGTGCGCGCATGATCCAGTACGTCCATACCAGCAGCGGCCAGATGCGGGCCATCGAGCGGTCGATGTCCTCAACGTCCACCATCTCGTACAGCGCGACCGCTCGGGCGAGCCCCCAGCCCCGGTTGGCGTCGGCCCACCGGGCGAGGGCGAGGTCAGCCTCCTGCGCCCGGCTCGTCATATGGTGCCTGCGGGCCAGACACGCCGAACGCGGCGGCCTGCATCGCAGCGCCCGTGCGCTGCTCCGCCTGAATCTCGCCCAGGATGCGGTCGATCTCGGTCTTGGAGTGGCCCATGCTCTCAAGGACGAAGCGCATCGGCAGGCCCATCGAGCGGAGCTTCACGGCGGAGTCGGTGCGCTGCGCCAGTGAGCGCAGCTCAAGGTCTTGCCAGACGGTCTCGGCGTCGTTGGGGACGGGGTAGCCGATCATCTTGCCACCGATCCGCATGGCCCGCTCGTGCGACTCGCCGAGGATGGACTGCTTCTCGGCGATCTTCGAGGTGAACGCCGCCTCAAGGGCGACGAGGGCCTCGCCGGACACATTGGAGATCGAAGCTTGGGGCAGGAACGTCGGAGGTGTGCGCGTCACCATAGCCGCATCGGAGATATCGGCGGAGACGGCCTGGATCAGCGGCTCGATACTCGTGGCCGAGAACTCTCCGAACTTCCCGTCGGGGTTCTCGTTGATCCAGAGCGTGTCGCTGCCGGTTTCCAGCGGGGCGACGGCGTTGCCCGCGTCATCGCGCTCCACGTCGATACCGACCGCCCACCGCTGCTTCCACGTCGCGGATCGCTGTTGCAGCAGTCGGTCGAAGATCGCCTGGTTGATCCGCGCCTGGATCGGGAGCACCTGCTTCACCTCGCTACTGGTGCGACCCAGGGAGTCGAGGTTGTTCGGGTACCGGACGATGGGGCACTCGCCGCCGTTGTGGCGGATCGCGCCGGCGGCCTCCCAGCGCATCGTCGGGCGGGTGCGCTCGAACTCGTGGATTTCAGCATCCGTGTAGAGCCAACCCCGGTCGCCGACCACCTTGGCGGCGCGCGCCACACGGGTCGGGTCGTACGGGTCGAGTTCGACCGACAGCGACAGGGGCGACTCGACGGTGAACACCGGCGACTGCGCGCCGG